AATGTCAGAAGAATATGTATTTGTTGATGAGATTGATGAAGATAGCGACATAGACAATGAAGATTGGGCAAATTACTTAATAAACGAAAAGAAAAGTACACTATCTAAAGTTAAAGGTCTGTTAGGTTTAAAAGATGAAATAGATTCCAAGAAAAAAGGAAGTTCTTTTAGTTATTTAGATTCTAAAAACGGATTATATAAAATAAGATACACTTACGCTATAGGTTCATCAAAAGCAAGTAGTTCACAAAGAGACTTTTGTAGAAATATGATGAATATGGCAGCTAGTGGTATTGTATGGACAATAGAAGACATAGACAAAGCATCAAGAGAGGGTGTTAATAGAGAATTAGGGCATAAAGGAAGGTCATACGACTTGTTTAAGTTCAAAGGTGGTATATACTGTAGACATAAATGGAAAAAGGTCTTATATAGGCTAGAAAGCAATACAGAGCCTTCAGAGAATTTAGGTAACTATAAAAAGACAAGAAGTATTCCTAAAAGTTATATGAAAAACCCAAGAGGTTCTAAACAAGCTGGAATTGCGCCAGAGAATATGCCTAATAGAGGAGCATACCCTAAATAAGATAAGAAATGGCAAAAGCATTATTTATAACAACTAAAGACATTAAAAGGTATTCTGTACTTTCTGGTAATGTAGACCCAGACAAGTTTATCTATATGGTAGAGATTGCACAAGATACAGAGGTACAAAATTATTTAGGAACTAAACTTTTAGAAAAGTTACAAGCTTTAATTATAGCTGGAACTATAAACGACCCAGCTAACGCTTCTTATAAGACACTTTTAGAGACGTATGTAAAGCCTATGACTATTTATTGGGCATTAGTATGCTATATGCCTTTTGCTGCTTATACAGTAGCTAATGGTGGTGTATATAAGCACACATCAGAAAGTAGTGTAACAGTAGAAAAAGATGAGGTTGATTATTTAGTAGAAAAATATAGAGATATAGCGCAATTTTACACTAATAACTTTATAGACTTTATGGTATATAATCAAAATACGTATCCAGAGTACAACGCAAATACTCAAGATGATACATATCCAGACACTTCTAACGCAGATTTTGGTGGATGGGTATTATAAGATATAAACAAAAAAAAGAGAATATTGTAAAGTTAGTACAATACTTAAAAAAGAAATATGTGGACACAAACGAACACACTAGACATAGAAATAAATTATAACTATAAAACAAAGAAGTAATGAATACTGGAACTTGGGGATTATACTACAATTATACTTGGTGGGGAAACGCTATACAAACAGCACCTTCAGTTATTGGTAAACCAGACTTTTTTGGAAGTCAATTTGCTATGAATGAAAGACAAGAAGTAGAAGCAGTAAAATGTATTGCAGATTGGATTCACGAGACACAAATATTAGACGTATAAAAAATTAAACAATGGCAAAACCAAAATTAGCATTAATACCAGCAGCACAAGGAGACAAGTTTTATTCTGTACTCCCATCAGATGGAGTAGGAGACTTTACTTTTTCAAGAGCAAGTACTGGAACTAGAATAGCACCAACTGGACTAATAGAAGAAGTGCCAAGTGGAGATTCAAGACTAGACTACGACTTATTAAATGGTAAAGTAGTTAATTGTCCTCATTACCTTTTAGAACCAGCTAGGACTAATTCTATTCTTTATAGTCAAGATTTTAGTAATTCTGCTTGGACTAAAGGTACTAATCTTGTGGCTCAATCAAGCGCAGAAATATCGCCAGATGGAAGTTTAAATGCAACCAAATTTACAAATGTTGCTGCAAGTTCTGTTTTTGCTTTTCAATTATCAATAGGTTCATCATCATCGGTATGGACTAGCTCTGTATTTGTTAAAAAAGGAACTAATAAATATTGTGGAATTTCAATTACAAGTCTAGGAATATCAACCTCAAGATATCAGCCAGTTTTTAATTTAGAAGATGGTACAATTCAAGCAATAAACACATCTGGAACAAACATAACAAATGCAAGTAATTCTATTACACAATATGCTAATGGATGGTATAAGGTTACTGTATCAGTAACTTTTGTTGGTGGTGCTGACCAGTGTTATATGGTTTTACAAAATACAAATAATACAGATTACAACCCTACATCTAGTACACTTGATTGGCAAAATGCATCTCTTGGAAATGCCTTCTTTTACGGAGCACAACTAGAACAAGGCTCTTACCCAACAAGCTACATTCCTACTACAACAACAACAATTACAAGAGCAGCAGAATCTGCTAATGGCTCTGGAGATGCAGCTACGTTTAACGATTCAGAAGGTGTGTTGATGGCAGAGATAAGTGCTTTGGCTGATGATGGAACTTATAGATTAAATACATTAAGCGATAATACTTCTAACAATTTTATTGTTATTGGGTATTCGCTAAATTCTAATAAAATGTTTTTGGATGGTGTAATAGGGGGAGTGCGTTTTATCACTTTAGAAGCAACAGTAAACCAAGAAGAATTCAACAAAGTATGTTTAAAGTATAAAAGTGGCGATGCAAGTATTTATCTTAATGGTTTTAAAATTCTTTCATCAACAACCACATTTGCACATTCTGGAAGTCCTATATCTGAATTAGAATTTGACTATTGGAATAATACTTTGCCTTTCTACGGAAAAACTAGAGAACTACAATACTTTGATTCAGTATTAACAGACGCACAATTAGAAACACTAACAAGTTGGACATCATTACAAGAAATGATTACATCTCAATTATATACAAATTACTAATGGCACAAACACTAAAATTTGGAAATAAAGTATGGGCAGCTAAAGAAGATTCTGTCTTGGCATACAACGACATCAATAACAATTATAAACCTTTGCCTTTCTCTTTCTCAAGAGCAAGTATAGGAACAAGAGTAAACAAAGATGGTCTAATAGAAACAATGGGTCAAGATATAGCAAGAATAGACTATACAGATAGTGCTGATGGTGTTCTTTTGTTAGAGCCTAGCAGAACAAATAGTTTAGTTCAATCTAATCAGTTTGATACAACTTGGACACTAACTAATACAAGTGTAATAAGTGGGCAAAGTGGATATTATAACACTACTGATGCTTGGAAAATTGATATTTCATCAGCATTTGCACAAGTAGAACAAACTGTTTCTAATAATGGTCTTCAAATTTTTAGCGTATATGCAAAAGCTGGAACACTTAATTGGATTAGATTAAGAGTAGACCATACTTCTTTTAGTGGTACATATTTTGATATACAGAATGGAGAGGTAGGAGCAACAGTTGGAACTAGTAGTACGAGTATTGAAAATGTAGGCAATGGTTGGTATCGTTGTAGTATAGTTGTTGATAACAATGTAACAAGAGCGCGTATTTATCCAGCTATAGCAAATAATGACTTGACAGCTACAAGTGGAAACATCTATATTCAAAACTCACAACTAGAAGCTGGAAGCTACCCTACATCTTACATACCAACATCTGGCTCATCAGTAACAAGAGCAGCAGAGACTTGTAATAACTCTGGTAATAGTGAAGTGTTTAATGATAGTGAGGGAGTATTGTTTGCTGATATAAGCGCTTTGGCTAATGATGGAACATCAAGGTATATTTCATTATCAGATGGAAGTTCAACTAATCGAATAAACATATTTCTTTCATCAAGCAATACGCTAAAAGGTTTAATAAGACCCGGAACTGGTAGCATAGAAAGTAATGTAAATATATTATTATCTAACAAAGCTGCTTATAAATATAAAAGCGGAGATAAGGCTTTTTGGGTAAATGGTTTTAAGATAGGAATAGATACTAATGCTGTTATGCCTTCTGGATTGACAGAATTAGCATTTGATAGAGGAGATGGCGGAGAAGATTTCTACGGAAAAACAAAAGAACTTGGCTACTACGATACAGCACTAACAGATGCAGAACTAGAAACATTAACATCATACAGAAACTGGGTGTCTATGGTAAACGAATTAAATTTAAACATAATATACAATGGCTAATACATTAAAATTTGGTAATGGACAATGGGCAACTGGTAACGGAAC